AAAGTTTTAATACTATTGTAGAAGAACCAGCTATTATAGAAAAACCAGCTACTATAGAAGAACCAATAATATCTTCTTTTGATGAAGACTATGCAAACTCATGGACAAATAGATTTAATATAGCTACAGATAATATGCAATCATCTTTGTATAAAGGATTAGATCTTGTTGCAGATAGTTTAGATGAAACATTCCCAGAAGCAAGTGGTAATCTTAAACAATATGCTTTAGAAGGTATTGAAAGAAATTTACAACAAATATCTGAAAAACCTCAACCTACACGAGCTTCATCTTTTTCAGATAGATATGGTGATATTAAAGGTGAGTTTAGTGAAGGAGATGTATTAGGTGGTATTAAAGAATCTTTATCATTAGCTAAAGATTTAAGTGCTGAAGCTTTACCTTCATTAGCTATAAGTGGTGGTGCTCTAATAGGAGCTTTTGCTGCAGCTCCAGCTATAGGTGCTATTCCTGTAGTAGGTGGTACTGCTGCAACTTTAACAACTTTAGTTGCTCCTCTTATTCCAGGTTTTCTTATGGGTGGTGGTGAAACATATGATGAAGCACAACGTAAAGGAGCTACACCAGAAGAAGCTGAAAAAATTTCTTTAATTGCTGGTGGTGCTATAGGTCTTTTAGATAGATTAGGTGCTGCTGCAGCTATTATGCCTTTTATTAAATCTTTTGGTGCAGATACAACTATAGATATATTATCTAAAGGATTCTTAGCAGAGGGTGTAAAAAAGAAAATATCAGAACAGGCAGGAAAAAAAGTTGTTGATGAAACTATTAAATCACTTAATAAAGAATATGTAAAAAAGAACATAGGTAAACAAGCTCTTCTTATAGGTGGTAGAGCAGCTACAACTGAAGCAATTACAGAAGCATTACAAGAAAGAGTACAGATAGGTGCAGCAGGAGAAGCTGCAGGTCTTGGATGGACTCCAGAAGGTGAAGATATAACTAAAAGAATGATAGATGCTGCAGCTATTGGTTTTGTTGGTGGTAAAATAATGGGTGTAGGAGCAGGTACTCTTACAGGTATTAATAATAATAATTTAGCTAGTGCAGCTAAAAAAGCAAAAGATTTAAATAAAGCAAATGGATTTGATAAGTTTGTAGCTGTTACAGTTGGTGGTGGTTTCGGAACTGCTGCTATTGTAATGAAACAAGAAGATATAGGAACTTTAGGAGACATAGATGCTTTAGATTTTTTAGGTACAGGGCAAGATAGAGAAAAAAAAGAACAAGCAAACGATGATGCATTTAGACAACTAAATAATAAATTTAAATTTGGTGCAGAGTTAGCTTTTCCAGTAATCCCTTTTATATATGGTACAGGTAAAGTAGCACAGCTTTTAAAAAACAAAGGTAAAGATCTTGCTTTTAGTGATTCTAAAATAGAAAGATGGGTTGATAAATTTGTAGGCAAACCTTTTAGATCTAGAAGTGATAAGGCTCAACAAATATTTGATGGAGTACAAAAATTAGAAGGTAAAAAAAGTGCAGTTAAAATAATAGCTGATGATGCGGCAAGAGACTTTGATGATGCATTAAAAAAAATATCTAAGAACAGCACATCTGCAGCAGAGGCCATACAAGATCCAAATACTCTTTCTCAACTGTTTTCTAAATTTATTTTATCTACAGATGATGTAGTAAGAAAAATTAAAGTAGGGAAAAAATTGGAACAAAGCATTGTGTTTAAAGGATTTAACTCAAAAGCATTAAACGGTTTTAGAACAGCTATGAATAAATTAGGTGTTAATAAAACTAATATTGATGAGTTAATTGATAATGCTATTGCTTTTAGAACAACAGCTGCAGGGTTAAAAAATACAATAGCACAAAATAAAAATGTAAACGTTGCAATAAAAGATTTAAACGACATATTAAATAACAGAGTTAAATATAATCTTGGTAATGATTATAAAATATTTGACATGAATACAGGAATAGTAGATGGGTTTAAACCTACACTTAGTGTTAAACAAGAAGTAGCTAAAGTTATTCAAAGATATCATAGAGCTAACGGAGAAAAAAGTTTTAGTTTAGATGATGCTATGATTGTTGTTAACAACATATTAAAACGTGTAACTAAAAATCCTATAACAAGAACACCAGAGTTTCCAATTGGTTCTGTAAATATATTAGACGATTCAGCTGTACAAATTAAAAATATAGCAAACAACATTACAGGTGCAGGTAAATTTAAAGCAGATAAAACTGGAGGTTTAATTCAGAAAGAATCAGATCTAACAGCTTTTAGAAAATTATTTGGTGAATATAAAAATGCTAAAAATACAATCTACAATGTTATGACAGACCTTGCAGAAATTTTAGCTAGAGATAATTTTTATACAACTTTGTTAAAAGAAAATGATATCTTAGTTAAAAAAGGTGAACGAGCATTGTTCTATGATACTTACAATCAAGCTTTAGTTAAGTTAGGTAATGCAGGTGAAATATCTAAACCATTAAAATTATCAACAAGATTAGCCGATGAAGTTTATACTTCACCATTAGACGGAAAGTTTACTACAAAAGCTTGGGCTGAATCCATCAAACATGGAGATGCAGTCATAGGAAGTAATCTTACTAGATCATTGCCATACAGAGCTCTGATGTTAATACCCAAAGGTTTATCACAAGCAGGTAAAACTATTTTAGGACCTTTCACCCACTTAAGAAATTTTTTCTCTGCTGTCTTTACTACTGTTCATAGTGGTAATATTTTAATTCCACCAAATAAATTAGCTGAGTTTGCTAATCAAGCTAGAAAGTCTGTGCAGCCACAATTACTGTATAGACTAACTGGTAATCCTAAATATAGAAATGCACCCGAAGACCAAGCGTTATATAGATTCTTATTAGAAGAAGGAGTAACAAACCAAAACGTAATAGCCAGAGATATCGAAGGAATATTCGGTGACATTACATTAGCTGGCCAAAGAAACGAAACTGCTGAAGTATTTTTTAATAAATTAGTCGATAGCACAACTAAAAAATTTAAAAAATTCTATGGAGTAGCTCAAGATTTATATACCGCTGAGGATGATGTATTTAGAATTATGAATTTTTTAGCAGAAGGATACAAATATAAAAATGCGTACACCCAAGCTTTTCAAGCAGGTAAACTTAAAAAAATGCCAACTGATTTAGAAATTATGAAACAAGCAGCAAAGATTGTTAGAGAAACAGTTCCTAACTATGCTTATGTATCTGACTTTGTAAAAGGATTAAGAAGATCACCTCTAGGAAGTTTCGCATCATTCCCATCAGAAATTTTTAGAACAGGTGGTAATACAACTATGTTAGCACTCAAAGAAATTAAGGACCCTATATTAAATAATGTAGGAATGAAAAGATTAACAGGTCAAGCTTTGACTTACACATTCTTTCCTATTGCAGCATCTAAAGCTTTGGCTGGGTTATATGGAATTACAAGAGAACAATTATCTGCGATGAGGGAAATACTACCAGTGTGGTCCGAAGACAATACTATCTTACCTGTGTATGAAAATGGTAAATATAAATACATAGATTTTAGTAATGGTTTCTTTTACGACACTATGATTCAACCGGTTAATACTATTGTAGCTAATGTTGAAAAAGCAAAATTTGCAAATGAAGACGATCCATTAATTGTAGGTTTTGCTAATGGATTAACAAGAGCTATGGGTAAAGTATTAGAACCATTCGTTTCTGAATCTATTTGGTTTGGAGCTGTTGCAGATGTATTGATCAGAAATGGTATTAAAGAAAACGGTAGCCCTGTGTGGAATCCAGATGATAGTTTAATGACTAAGTGGACTAAATCTACACAACACGTTGCATATACATTATCACCTGGATCAATACCACAGATAGAAAGATTACTAAATGCAGCTATGAAAAAAACTCAAGGTGGTGTTCAGTATGAATTGTCAGATGAACTACTTGGTTTTTTAGGATTTAGAAAAGTACCATTAGATATAGAAAAAAACTTTGAATTTAAACTCACTGATTACATGGAATCTAAAAGAAATGAAGGTAAAAAAATATTTGAAGAATTAAGAACAGGTGATCCTATAAATGATCCTAATAGATTAATTAGACAATACTTTGAAGCAAACAAATCTTTTTATGAAGACATGAGTAAATTTAGAAGAGTATATGATGCGGTTAAAGTTTTAGGAATGAGAGATGCTAAAATTGAAGAGATCATGGCAAAAAGAAATCAAGGACCATTATATAGTGATATAGAAAATAATAAATTTTTCCCTATACTAATTACAAAAGGACAAATTATAGGTGTTAAAGAATTAGCCGAAGACAAGGGTATACCAGATATTTTTTCAAGAGAAGTAGAACGAATGATTGAAAGAATGGAAAATGATATGATGAGATTAAAACTTAATCAAGATTTTGAGTTAGATATAGAAAATTATTTATTAGACACTACAGTTGAAACATCTGAATTAATAACACCACCACTACCTAAAAATGTAGTAGATACCGCTGTTAACCCTGCTGTTGTAAATAGTGGACAAACAGCGCAACTGAATGACGGATTGACCAGAGCTGAGAATGCTTTACTATCTGAAGAAGAAAAACAAATAAAATTAAGACAAAGGAACATGTTAACATAATGCCCGCAGGAGATAAACTAAAACCAAAGAGTACAAGAGAACATTTATTATCTATATACGGATATATTACAGGTATCAAAAAAGATATGAAACATATGCACGAAGGTATTCACGATTTGGGCGGTAAGATAGACAAGATCTATTGGGTGGTATTGGGTACTGTTGGGGCAGTATCACTTCTGTTGCTAGAAAAAGTTATAGACAAAGGACTTTTTTAAATCCATTCTTTTAGTTCTTCACCCATAATCTCAGTTGCAATATTAACTTTTTTACGTAAAGCTTTAACAACTTTTTCATCAATAGTTTCTTCTGTCATTATATCAATGTAAGTCATAGGTTTTTCTTGTCCAATACGATCTATCCTAGCTTCAGACTGTTGACGTTTTTCTAAATCATAACCATTTGAAAAATAAATCATTGTACTTGCAGCTGTTAATGTAATACCATATCCGCCGGTTTGTGTAGTTCCTACAAAAAATCTACACTTGTCATTCTCTTGAAACTTCTTTATATTGTCTTGCCTATCTTCTTGAGGAGTTAGACCATAATAATCTACCACTGTTCCCTCACCAAATTTTTTAGTTATCTCTTTTATTATTCTTTGAACATCTTTTTGATAGTGAGACCAAATAACAACCTTACCTTCTACTTCATCTAAAATATCTAATAGTTCATCAACACGTCTTGATGGAATCTCTTGAACAGATCCATCATCAGCTGTAAAATGTCCACAAGTAATTTGATGCAATCTCATTAACTGAACCATTACAGTGGAGGTCGTAACTGATTTACCTTCTAACTGAGCCATAGCATATTTTTTCATTTCTTTATAAACTTTTTCTTGAGGACCTGTCATAGTCACCATACGTTTCATATAAGTTTTAGATGGTAGATCTAAACAATCGTCTTTTAAAACTCTTTCAGAGAAAGGTTGAATTTTTTCTGATAGCTCACCTAAGTTTCTATATCCTACTACAACATTTACAGAACGTGAACCTAAGTTAATAGATTTCATAACTGAGTAACGAGCTCTAAACGTGTAATAGGATTGATGATCCAGGTACCAGGGATCAAGAAAGGCACATTGAGAAAACAAATCTAATGGTGAATTAGTAACAGGAGAACCAGTTAATATTCTTCTGTACTGAGCTAAGTCTCTTAAACCTACTATGTTTCTAGTTCTTTTAGCAGTAGGAGTTTTTATAGTTGTAGATTCATCGATAGCCATCATTGCTTTGTGAGATGATAAAAATCTACGTGCAAATTCTTTTCCAAAATCGTATGAGAAAGCTTCAACATTCATTATTAAAATATGAAACTCTGTACCTGTTTGAAACAAGATGTTTAATTTTTTAACTTGTTCTCCAGACTTATCAGAGCTTTTCCACAATACCATTTTCTTTTCAATATGGTCTGGTAGGTGTTTAGGAATCTCGGACTCATACCAGTTTTTATACACACCTTTTGGAGCTATCAGTAATAGCCCATTTATATCGCCCTTATCATAAAGCATCGCGCAGTTATCTATTAAAACCTTAGATTTACCTGTACCCATTTCCATGAAGTAAGCAAAATTTTCTTGCTCCCAAGAACGCTCTAACGCTTTGAGTTGATGCGCATAAGGCTTTGATTTAAACTTGTAGTTAATCATTTACTTTTCTTTCTAAGAATGTATATATAGGATAAAAGAATAAAGTCAATATGAAAATATCAGATCACCCTAAACAACATAAGAGCAAAGTGTATTTGATTCAAGAAATACCAGGTACTTCAAAAGGAGAACCTAAATATAATATTTTAGGGGCACAGAAATATGGCGATATCGTGACAATCCTACCTGAATTTTCTCAAATGATTTTATCTCCCGGTCCTTTAATACACAAACTTAGAACGCTTCTAAAGAACTACACGTCAAACGATTATTTATTATTATCAGGTGACCCTGCAATCATAGGTGTTGTATGTTCAATTGTGGCAGACACCACTAATGGTAAATACAAGTTATTGAAATGGGACCGTCAAGAAAAAACTTATTATCCAATAGAAATAAATATCCATCATAAATAGTTGACACTATAAAATAAATCTCTATATTGTTATTGCGAATTAAATATTAAAACAATAAAACAATAAGGAGTACTATGAAAGATATCAATCTTAGACAAGATGCACCATCGCAAGTGTCACAAGTCAACCCAGAAAAAATCTCAGAAGAGATTAAAAAACTTCAAGACGTTCAACAAGAAATTCTCAACAAAGAAAACGAAATAAAAGAATTGAAAGATAAAGAGAATTACATAGGTGGAGTTACCATTCCAGATTTAATGAAAGAATTAAATTTAAAAACTATGAAGTTACAAGACGGATCAGAATTATCCGTTGCTAATAAATTTTTTGCATCTGTTAAAGCAGATAAAAAAATAGATGCATACAACTGGCTTCGTTCAGCGGGTTTAGGCGATATTGTGAAAAATGAAATCACAGTTCGTTTTGGCCGTGAAGAAGACAACAAGGCGCAGCAATATGCTACCCTTGCAAAAGGTCAAGGTTATGATCCGGAACAAAAAGTTTCTGTTCATGCTGGAACCTTGCGATTAACTCTGGAGGATTATCATACACGTGGTGGTAAAATTCCTTCAGAGTTTTTCAACACGTTTGAAAAAAATCAAACGCAACTTAAAAACAAACCAAAACAATAGACTAACAACCTAATAGGAGGATATATGGATAGTCAAGTAGCAACAAAGAATAGTGCAGGTGCACTAGCTAATATAAATCTCAGAGCAGATTCAGGTAAAGGAGCTGAAGAGATTAAGTCGGATGATGTATCAACACCGATCTTAAAAATTCTTCATCAACTTTCTCCAGAGTGTAATGAGAGAGACGCCAAACATGTAGCGGGCGCAAAACCAGGAATGATTTACTCATCTGGTTTCGGTTCGTTAATAGCAAGCGATAAAGGTCTAGATGTGGTGATAGCTCACACACAGACTAGATACCCTGAATGGCAAGAGCGAGGCGACAGTGCTTCTGCTCCTGTTGGAACTCATATCGAGATTCCTGCGGAAGCCAAAGAGGAAAAAAATGGTAGATATAGATTACCAAATGGTAACTATGTTGAGAAGACTGCATACTTCTATGTGCTAGCAATGGCAGATGGTGAAGTAAAACCAGCGGTCATACCAATGAGATCGTCAAATCTTTCTCCAGCTAGAGAACTAAACAATATGATCAAGAATCTTAGATTCTCTGATGATAAAGGTTCTTTCAACCCTGCATCATATGCAGCAGTTTATAATTTAAAAACTGTTGGCAGAACAGCGGGTAGTAAAAGCTGGCATGTCTACAAACCATCAAGAGTTAGAAATCTTGATATTGGTAATAAAGATGATGCAGCGTTATATGAAGTAGCACAATCACTTCAGAAAACTGTATCTAAAGGTGCAGCTAAACCAAAATACGATGCACCCAAAGCCAATACTGGAGACATAGTATAATAGAGTTACCTTGAAGTAACACTTGCGAGAAGGGCGGCGAAGCTAGCGTGGACCCGCCCTTAATAAAGATATGGAAGAATTTAAGAAATATTTTACAGGATTAACACGAGACTTTGGTTTCTGCAATGTAGAGAACGGCTACATAGATGAAAACACAGGTAAACTAAAAATTGATCCGGGGGATTATGGCTGGGCTCACAGAGCGATCAGTGATGAAGATTACAATAAACATTTAAATGGTAAAGTTTCAATAGGATTACAACCTTGTGATGATGAAAGCACATGTTCATTCGGAGCAATTGATGTGGATCCTAATAACTATTCTGATTTTAATATAGGAAAGTTTTTACAGATTATAGATAAAAAAGATTTACCTGTTATACCCATCAAATCAAAAAGTGGTGGACTACATATTTATATTTTTACAAAAGAAAAAGTACCTGCCACATTAATTAGAGAAGTATTACAAAATTTATTATTTTTATTTGGGTTATCATCTAAGACAGAGATATATCCTAAACAAACTAAACTAGGTAAAAACCAGAATGGTGAAAAAACGGTAGGTAGTTTTATTAATTTACCATACTTTAAAAAGGTAGAACGTGTAGCACTTAAAGCTGATGGCAGTGAAATAAAATACGAAGATTTTTTAAATGTTGTTAATGCAAATTTACAAACTCAAAAATCATTAAAAGAATTAATAAATGAAAAAGTAAATGATGAACTGACTGGTGGACCTGAAGATTTAATAGATGGACCTCCATGTTTGCAAGTTATATGCAAACAGGTTAAGGAATCAGGAAACAAATTAAAAGATGAAAGAGATAGATTTTTATTTAACTACATGGTTTTTTGTAAAAAGAAATACCCAGAGTCTTGGGATAAAAAAGTTTTAGCTGCAGCTAGAGATTATATTTTATATGATGAGATATGGGGAGATGAGAAAGTAAAAGAAAAAATAAAATTTTGGAAAAACGACACCGCAGGTCATACTTGTTATGATCTTCCTATCTCTGCCTATTGTGCGAAAGGTGTATGTATTAAAAGAAAGTTTGGTATAGGAAGTAATAGAGATACACACTGGCCTCAATTATCTAACTTAATTAAAATAACTTATAGACCTGAGCCTGAATATTTTTTTGATGTAGAACTAGGTAATAATGATGTGGTTCAGGTCCATGCAAAAAATATTAGTAGAATGGATGAAGTAAAACAAATGCGTAAACTCGTTGCAGATAACACAAGTATCTTTCCACCAATAATAAAACAAAACGAATTTCAAAAAATACTAGATGGACTATGGGCAACTAAAAAAGATATGCCTCCACCAATAGGAACTAATCCTATAGAAATATTAAAAGAAGCTTTGATAGAGTATGTAAATGGACCTGAAGCTAAATCACACTCTGCATTTGAAAGTGGTTCAGTGTTAATTGAAGAGGACCATTATTATTTTGTGTTTCAAAAATTTTTCGAAGAACTTAAACGAGGTGACTGGGCTCAAAAAAGAGATAGAACTGCTCATCTTATTAGACAACATTTCAAAGGAGATTTTGATTGCAAGAAAAGATTTCCAAAAGGAGAAAACAAAGATTCTTTTCCACAGCTCAGAGTATTAAAACTACCTGTGGAAGGATTAACCAAAGAAGAAACGCCGGACGAAAAGGTAGAAATAGAAGATAAAAAGGAGATAGTATGACCAAACCAATACCAAGTGTATGTGTTTCATTACCAACATATGATCAAATGCATACCGCAACATGTTTATCATTAATTAAATTATTTGATAAATTTACTGCTGCAAAAATAAAAGGGACAATCAATACATTTAAATGTCCATACATAGGATATTCTAGAAATACATTGGCTGCATTGTTTTTACAATCAGGTTTTGATTATCAATTGTTTGTAGATGCTGACGTAGAGTTTGAACCTGATGTAGTAGGACGAATGATAATATCTGAAAAAGATTTTATTTGTTGTCCTTACAGAAAAAAGACACAAGACAACTCAGTTAAGTTTTCAGTTAACTTTGAAAAACACGATGAAATTAAAATTGATAACCAAGGCCTATGCGAAATTAAAAGAGGACCTGCAGGGTTAACTTTAATTCATAAAAAAGTTTATGAAAAACTTATGTCAAAACATCCAGAGTTAAAGATTAATAATTATGGAGGTATTAATAAAGATGCTTCTAGATTTTTATATAATTTTTGGGAACCTGAGTTTAAAGATAATATATGGATAGGTGAGGATGTAAAATTTTGTGATCTAGCTAGAGAAGCTGGATTTAAAATACATGCTTTAGTAGATGGTGAAACAGTTCATCATGGAACCATGGGATATAAAGGTAAACTTATTGATAGTTTTTCTAAATTCAATGGCAAAGCTGACTAAAATATTTGGTCCACCTGGAACAGGTAAGACTCACAGATTACTTCAAAGGGTAAAAGCATATGTTCGAACTGGTACTCCATATCACCAGATCGGATATTTTGCCTTTACTAAAAAAGCCTCTGGGGTAGCGAGGGATAGGGTGGGAGTTTCGGAAAAACAAGTTCCGTACTTCCAAACTATCCATGCGTTTTGTTTTCACAGATTAAATATGAATGAAGAACAAATCATGCAGCCCTATAACTATGAAGAGATAGGAAAGCTGTTAGGCATTAGAGTAAATTACTCTGATAAATATAATGATGAAGAGACACATTATTTAACTTGTAACAATCCTTATTTTCAAATGATAGGTAAAGCTATTAACCTGGATATAAATGTAAGAGATTTGTTTGATAAAAATGAACACGATAGAAAACAAGTTGGGTGGACTCAATTAAAAAACATAGCTCTTAATTTAGAGAGATATAAACAAATAAATGAGTTAATGGACTTTAATGATTTGATTAAATCATTGATAGATAAACCAGATAAGATACCAGAGTTTAAAGCTATTTTTGTAGATGAAGCACAAGACTTATCTCCATTACAATGGAAATTAATTGATGTATTAAAAACTAAAACTGAACATTTATACTTAGCTGGTGATGATGACCAAGCTATCTATGCCTGGGCGGGAGCTGATGTATCTAGATTTATAACTGAACCTGCAAGAGAAATAGTTTTAAAACATTCAAGAAGAATATCTAAAGCTGTACAGGAGCAATCAGAAATACCCATTAGTCGTATAGCAGGCATCAGGAAACAAAAAAAGTATTTGCCAAGACCTGCAGAAGGATCGGCACAACATATAAATAATTTAGGTCAAATTAATTTAAAAGAAGGTAAATGGTTAATTTTATCTAGAACTAAAAGTAATTTACTTACAATTATGGAAGAACTCCGGCGTAAAAATCTTTACTATGAAAGTAATAAAGGAAAAAGTTTTACAGTGGGAATATATAAAGCTGCAGTAGCTTATACAAAATGGAGAACAGAGGAAGCACTAGAAGCAACAGAAATAAACGACATCAGAGATTACATTCCAAATGCAAAATTTTGGAATAAAGATAAAGAATGGTATGATGTATTTACAGCAGCGCCACATAAAGAAGTTTTGTACATAAGAAATATGTTAGCAGATGGAGAAAAATTAAGTGGTAAAGCAAGAATATTTGTTTCAACAATTCATGCTGCAAAAGGTGGTGAAGAAGATAATGTAATTTTATCTTTACATCAAAGTAGTAAAGTTCAGAAAGGAATTAAACAAAGTGTTGACAAACAAGACGAGGAGCATAGAGTGTGGTATGTGGGCATTTCGAGAGCAAGAAATAATCTATATAAATTAAAAGCTAAAAAAGTTATAAAGGAGTACAAACTATGAGTAAAGTTTGGGATAAGCAGCACGGCGGGAGCCACTACCAAAAATATAAAATTCAACCCAGTAGGTTCGTAGTAGAGAATGAATTATTGTACCCTGAAGGCTGTGCAATAAAATATATTATAAGACAT